ATAGCGGTCAGAATCAGGGTCTAGCGCATTGAGGCGTTCGGCGTTGTCGTTGACTAGGGCGCAGTAGCGGCGGTCAGCGGCATAGAGGGCATCGATGGCACGCTGGTGCTTGGGGTTGATCGCGGTGATTTGCATGGTGTGATCTCCAGGGTTATGCAGAGGGTCTGCACGACAGCCACCTCAGGGAAGCGGCTGTGATTCAGACTCTTCGCGGCGTAAGCCGGATTGATTTAGTCCGGGCAGATTGGGCGCTGTCAGGGGGTCGGTGAGCAGTGCAGCCCTTTCGGTAACTTCACTCACTCCGCCCGGCACCAACGCTTTAGGTCCGGCCTGCTCTCGCAGGGTGCGCGGCTTGCTCTGACTCGCGGCTGCCCTCTCGGTACGGCGCGCATCGCGGCTCTCACGCTCCAGCACATTTGCCCGGCTGGTGGGTTCACCCTGGTAGCACTGCCCCGTTCGGGTACTGGCTTCACCGTGATGGGTGGCGGGATTCAGTCGGCTCCCCGTCGCCGTGAGTGAACTTCAGCACAGTGAACGTGTGTCGGTCAACAAATGATAATGACCGTTCGTCGGTCGGCTTTCAGCGGTCAGATCGGCCCGGGTGCGCACCAGGGACGGCAGTTGGTTGGATGCACGCGTGCGCGTATCATCAGCGCATTGGGAATACAACCCCTCAACCAGGGAGCAAGGAACATGGCAAAGCAGTTAACACCCAAGCAGTTGCATTTCGCCCGCTGTGTGGCGCAGGGCATGACGCAAGCGGATGCGTACAGGGAGGCATACAACCCAAGGGAAGGGACGACAGCGGCAAGCATTCACACGCTGGCAAGCAGGCTCATGGGGCAGGTTGAGATTAGATCGAGGGTGGATGCTCTGGTGGCTGCTAGGGAGCGTGCGGTGGCAGCTTCCGCAGTCACAGACAGAGAGGCTGTGGTGAGCAAGCTTCGCGTCTGGATGACAGGCGAGGAAGAGACTGACGCTTCCCGGCTGCGTGCGGCTGAGCTTCTGGGCAAGGCGTCCGGCCTGTTCGCCACTGAGGTCAACGTCACCACAAAGGACCGTGACCCGGGTGAGGTGGCCGCTGAGATCGAGGCACGGCTAGCAGCCCTGGTAGGCGCCCAGGCAGAGGCCAGCGAGGACGGCGAGGGCGAGCCGCTGCATTGAGCGTGCGCGCCTGGGTGCGTGCCTGCGTGTGCGCGGGGGGGTGCGCGTGGGCGCGTGTGCCTGCGTGCGTGCGCGTGCGCGAGGCTACCCCCACCCCCCCTGAGGCCGAGCAGGTACCTGACCCTATATACATAGTAATCCACTCAAACAATTCCCCTATTTTCCCCTTTTTTACCCATCGACACATGTTAGCTCTCCCCTTTTTTTTATAGATATTGTGCCGGGAGTCCCAGTAGCCAAAATTTTTTGCAAAAAAATTGGCCTTATCTCTTGCACTTAGTTGTCAATAGCCCTAATCTGCTAAAATCAAGCGATAGCTCTATCTAGTTGAGCAACTAGTCCAGGGTGCAACTGACGGGCTTGCCCTTGAAGGGGCAGCCCGGCACCAGGAAACAAGCATGTACCATGTAGCAACTGTCCAGATATCTGGAACACCAGTTGCTCAACTAGCTAGTTGCTCAACTAGTAACTAGTTGTACAACTAGAGGAAATCGAATGGCTGCGACAGATCGGATCAATCCCAATCTGTTGAAGAATGTGAAGAACCTCTCTCCTGAACAGCAGAGGGAAATCCTTGCTCTGCTGGATGAGTTAGAGGATGCCGAGAAGAAGGAAGCAGCCCGGCAGAGTTTCCTGGGGTTTATCTCCATGGCGTGGCCCTCCTTCATTGAGGGCAGGCATCACAAGATCATGGCGGATGCCTTTGAGCGTGTTGCCAACGGGGAGTTGAAGCGGCTGATCATCAACATGCCGCCCCGGCACACCAAAAGCGAATTTGCTTCATTCCTGCTCCCTGCATGGTTTCTCGGCAGGTTCCCTGAGAAGAAGATCATTCAGACGGCACACACTGCCGAGCTGTCAGTTGGTTTCGGCCGGAAGGTTCGGAACCTCGTTGACAGCGAAGATTTCAAGGCAGTGTTCCCCTCGGTCTCCCTGAGATCGGACTCAAAGGCAGCCGGGCGGTGGAGTACCAACAAAGGCGGGGAGTATTTCGCTATCGGTGTTGGTGGTGCCGTGACGGGTAAGGGCGCCGATCTTCTGATCATCGATGACCCGCATTCCGAACAAGAGGGCCAGAGCGCTGACCCCGGGGTCTTCGACAAGGTCTATGAATGGTACACCTCCGGTCCTCGGCAGCGTCTTCAGCCTGGGGGCGCCATCATTGTGGTCATGTGCATGACCGGCGACACCAGAGTCCTCATGGCCGATGGGAGCGAATCACTCCTCAAAGACCTCCGCCCAGGGGATATGGTCGCCACCTACGAAGATGGCCGATTGACCACCGCAAGGGTGAACAACTGGCGGTCAAGTGGTTGTGATTCCGTATACAAAATAAAAACAGAATCTGGCAGAATGCTCCGTGCAAACGAGAGGCACCCGTTTCTCGTGGAATGCAATGGAGAACGCGAATGGGTCAGGCTCAAGAATCTCAAGCCGGGTATGGAACTTGTCTCACTGAAGGATGCACTCGTCCTCCCCGGGCAAAAACAAAGCCTGGGCTTTGCGGCCCCTGCCAAGCTAAAGCAAGCTATCACCGCAAGAATCCAGATGCTCCTTACCGCGATGTCGGGCACCACGGCAAATGGAAAGGCAAACAGTGTTCTTCTGAAGGCTGTGACAAGTCTGCTGTATCCAAAGGGTACTGCAGCTCGTGCTACCAAAAAGCTTTCCCGCCCAGGAAGCGGACCTCTAGGGAAAACAGGGCGGCTCGCATCAAACATCGCTACGGCATCACCGCTGAGCAATATGAGCGAATGGTTGCGGAGCGCAACAATCGATGCGATGTGTGCGGCGAAGAGCCTAGCGCAAGCAATACTCGTGCCCATTGGAACGGCAAGCTTTGCATCGATCACTGCCATGACTCAGGCAAGGTACGGGGCCTCCTCTGCAACGATTGCAACCTTGCAGTCGGGTACGGGAAAAGCCCGGAAACGCTTCGCAGAGCGGCAGCCTATCTCGACCTTCACAGTTGATCGAATTGTGGAGATCACCCCCGACGGGGAAGAAGAGGTCTTCGACGTAGAAGTTGACCGCACGGAAAACTTCATTGCCAACGGTGTCGTCAGCCACAACACTCGATGGCACAAACGAGATTTGACAGGCCAGATCCTCAAGTCCTCTCTCCAGCGGCAGGGATCTGATGAATGGGAGGTGATCGAGTTCCCGGCGATCATGCCTTCAGGGGAGCCTCTCTGGCCCCAGTTCTGGCCCAAGGCAGAGCTTGAGGCCCTGAGGAACGAACTCCCTGCTCCGAAATGGAATGCCCAGTATCAGCAGAACCCCACTTCAGAAGAGGGCGCCCTCGTTAAGCGAGAATGGTGGCGCGAGTGGGAAAAAGACGTACCCCCGCCGTGTGAGTTCATTATCCAGTCCTGGGACACCGCGTTCCTGAAGACTCAACGCTCGGACTTCTCGGCCTGCACCACCTGGGGTGTGTTCTACCACCCCGATGATGATGGCCGGGCGCAACCCAATATCATCCTCTTGGATGCCTATAAGGAGCGCCTTGAGTTCCCCGAGCTGAAAAAGAAGGCTTACGAACACTGGGCTGATTGGCAGCCCGATGCCTTCATTGTGGAAGCCAAGGCCGCAGGGACGCCCCTGATCTTTGAGCTTCGCGCCATGGGCATCCCGGTGTCCGAATACACCCCGTCCCGGGGCAACGACAAGATCGCCCGGGTGAATGCCGTGGCGGATCTCTTTGCCTCAGGCACGGTCTGGGCACCGGCAACTCGGTTTGCGGAGGAGGTCATCGAGGAGTTTGCTTCCTTCCCTGCTGGGGAGCATGACGACTTGGTGGACTCTTCCACCCAAGCATTACTCCGCTTTAGGCAAGGCGGGTTCCTTCGACTCCACACGGACGAGGAGGATGAACCCCTCGTGCATCAACGAGCAGAGTACTACTGATGGGGTTTCTCCAAAGCAACATCCCGCATTTCAAATGCTGGGTCCGCCGGGAATATACTCATAACCATCTGAAATATCATGGAGAGTTCCTCCATGCGATGGCGATTGCAGTGACCACCATCCCGGCACGAACTTTGAGCTTTCAGGTGATCTTCACCGGGGCAGAGACTTACGACTCGGATGAGCCGAATGTGCATGGCGGTGCCATGTGGGCGCGGATGCCTCTAACCGCTCTGGTAGGGGATACCCCGCTGGAGGAGTGGCCTGAACCCATGCCAGCCTGGGCAGCCCAGCCTTGGGACTGCGCATCGAGGACTCACGCGGTCTATGTCCTTGATCGATGCCAGCCCTGCCCCTGGCTTGCCAAGATCGACGGGAAGTTCTACCCGGCAAAGTACTACTTCACCGTGGATTACACTGATTCTGAGATCGGCGATGACCCGGCCCAGCACAAGCAGTCCCATGTGTTAGAGTTGCTCGATGCTGGCCGCTGGACAGGAAACATAGTAGCGTTGCCGAATAACAGGGTGCGAGTCACCCATCCCGCATGGTGGGAGACCGGCGAGGGCGCACCGGATTTCAGGCCCTCTCAGCACATTCATTACAGCAAGAGTGACTTGGATTACACCTTGGATGTGAACCAAGTGTTCGACAATCTCTACGCGGAGCAGCGTGATGAAAAAGACTAAGGGCTACATGAAGGGCGGCAAGACCAAAGGCTACATGCGCGGCGGCAAAACCAAAGGCATGGCCGCTGGCGGCAAGCTCAAGATGGTCGAGAAGGACGGCGAGAAGGTTCCCTTCTTCATGGCTAAGCAGGGCGGCATGATGCCCAGCGGCACCCGCATGACCACCAAGATGATGGCAGCCGGTGGAAAGACCAAGGGCGCAGCTCGCGGCGGTGTTCGCGGTTCTGGCGCAGCCCGTCCTCAGACCTTCACGAAGAACGGCTAAATGGCTATTGATCGCGCCATTCTGGACTCGGACCCGCTCCTTGGAGAAGGGGAAGAAGGCATCGAGATCGAGATCGTTGACCCCGAGGAGGTGTCTCTCCAGACCCCCGATGGCGGGGTGATCATCGATTTCGACCCGGACATGGCGGAAGTCAACATGGTCAACCATGATGACAACCTCGCTGAGTTCATCGATGAAGGCGATCTCGACGCTATTGCCTCGGAGCTGGTCGGCAATTACCGCTCTGACAAAGAAAGCCGGGCCGATTGGGAGCGTTCCTACATCAAGGGCTTGGAGCTGCTGGGCCTTAAGCATGAGGACCGCACCACCCCCTGGGACGGCGCCTGCGGTGTGTTCCACCCGCTACTGACTGAATCGGTCATTCGCTTCCAGTCTCAGGCCATTCAGGAGCTGTTCCCTGCGGCAGGCCCGGTCAAGACCTCTGTGGTTGGAAAGATCGACACAGACAAGGAGAAGCAGGCTCACAGGGTGCAGGATTACCTGAACTACCTGCTCACCGAGAAGATGACCGAGTACCGCTCCGAGACCGAGCGGATGCTCTTCTCTCTTCCTCTGGCAGGTAGCGCGTTCCGCAAGATCTATTACGACCCCACCCTGGGCCGTCCTTGCAGCATGTTCGTCCCGGCAGAGGACTTTGTGGTCAGCTACGGGGCCTCGGATCTGAACACATGCGAGCGTGCAACGCATGTGATGAAGAAAAGCTCCAATGAAATCAGGAAGTTACAGGTCTCTGGGTTCTATCGAGACATTGATCTACCCCCGGCAGCCCCTGATTACGATGATGTGGAGCGCAAATATGGCGAGTTGACCGGCGATTCGGTCAGCTATGACTACGATTCCCGGCACACCCTCCTTGAAATGATGGTGGATCTGGACCTCCCGGGCTTTGAAGACACCTATGAAGGCGAGCCTACGGGCATCCAACTGCCCTATGTGGTGTCCATTGACCTCTCGTCCCGGACCATTTTGTCCATCCGGCGCAACTGGTATGAGGATGACCCCCGGAAAATCAAGCGGGAACACTTCGTCCACTACCAATACATGCCCGGACTGGGGTTTTACGGCTTCGGACTGATCCACATGATCGGTGGATTGGCGAAATCCGCCACTTCACTGCTCCGCCAGCTCGTTGATGCGGGCACCCTGAGCAATTTGCCGGGTGGTTTGAAGTCCCGAGGCCTCAAGATCAAGGGTGATGACACCCCAATCATGCCCGGTGAGTTCCGAGATGTGGATATTCCGGGCGGAGCGATCAAAGACAACATCGCATTCCTGCCCTACAAGGAGCCGAGCAACGTCCTGTACCAGTTAATGGGGCAGATCGTTGAAGAAGGCCGCCGATTTGCGTCGGCAGCGGACGTAAAAGCCGCTGACATGAACGCAGAGGCCCCTGTCGGCACCACTTTGGCGATCCTTGAGCGCTCCATGAAGGTGATGAGCGCGGTTCAGGCCCGGCTTCACGCCTCAATGCGGGTGGAATTGCGCATTTTGAGCCGTTTGGTGCGCGATTTCGGCCCCGAACAGTACCCTTATGTGCTTGAAGGCGAGCCGATTGTCTCTGAGGACTTCGATGACCGGGTAGATATCATCCCGGTGAGCGATCCGAACTCTGGAACCATGGCCCAGCGCATCATGCAGTACCAAGCTGCGCTGCAACTGGCCGCCCAGGCCCCGGAAATGTACGACATGCCCCTGCTTCACCGGCAGATGCTGGATATTTTGGGCATTCGGGACGCAGACAAGATCGTTCCCACCAAGCGGGACATGAAACCGACCGATCCGGTCAGCGAAAACATGGACATCATCAACGGAAAGCCGGTCAAAGCGTTCCTGTATCAGGATCACGAGGCCCACATCCAAGTTCACATGTCCATGCTGCAGAATCCGAAGATCATGGAGGTTATGGGCAAGAGTCCGAACGCCCAGAAGGCCATGGCAGAGCTGGCAGCCCATGTTCAGGAACACGTTGCCTTCCAGTTCCGCGATCAAGTGGAGCGCGAGCTGGGTGTGGAGCTGCCTCCGCCCAACGAGCCGCTGCCTGAAGACATCGAACTGCGGATCTCGCGCCTTGCTGGCCCGGCAGCAGCCCAGGTTACCGGCAAAGCGCAGCAGCAGCAGCAGATGGAGCAGAATCAGAAGCAGATGCAAGACCCGATCCTGCAGATGCAGATGCAAGAGCTTCAGCTCAAGCAGCAGGACATCCAGCGCAAGGCTGAAGCCGACATGGCGCGCATCCAGCTCGACATGCAGAAGGCCATGGCAAAGGCTCAGCTCGATCAGCAGCGCCTGGATCAGCAGGAACGGCTTGAGACCGCCAAGCTCGGCGCCAAGATTGCAGAAAATAACACGCAAGAAGAACTTGAAAGAGCAAGAATTGCTTCACAAGATCAAGTGTCAGGTGCAAAATTAGGCGTGCAAATTGCTAAAGAGGTCATGGGTCGTTGACCACAGAACTAGACATACTTGATTATTTGCGGTCAAATATCAGGACGCAAATGAATGAAATCGCTGATCATTTGAGCGGCGGTGCTTGCAAGGACTTCGGGGATTACCAGAAGTGCTGCGGGATCATTCAAGGATTAGCTTGGGCCGAGCGAGATCTTCTGGATCTTCGGGCCAAGTACGAGGAGGCATAGCGACACCGAGCGCTATTACTCGGTGCGGCGACTCTAGGCGCCTTTCCTAGTGCAAGCGACTTCAGGCGTTATCCTGATGCGAGGAGACTATGAGCGAAGCAGAGCAGCTCATTGCAGATACGGTCGATGATGACCGAAAGAAGGCCCGACAATTACCCTCACCCCGGGGGTATAAGGTGCTTATTGCACTGCCCGATCCCGAGAAGGCGTACGAAGGCGGCATCATCAAGTCGTCCAAGGCCCTTCACGAAGAGGAGATCGGGTCTATCGTAGGGATGGTCCTTGAACTAGGGCCAGACTGCTATAAAGACCCTAGCAGATTCCCCTCTGGTCCCCTGTGCAAGCAGGGCGACTGGATTCTCATGCGGAGCTACTCAGGCACCCGGTTCAAGGTGCATGGCAAGGAGTTCCGCTTAATCAACGACGACAGCGTTGAGGCTGTGGTCGAAGATCCACGGGGGATTGTTAAGGCATGATGGAAGCTAAAGAGCAGTACCTAGACGACGGCGCCTCGGCAGAGGACAAGTTCTTCGGCGTTAAGGCTACCTTTGAAAAGAAGAAGCCCAAGATCGAAGACGAGGACTCTGATGTCGAGATCATTGACGACCGCCCCCCTGAGGACCAGCGTTCTCCCAAGGCCAAGTCCAATGACGACGACCTCGATGACGATGAGCTAGGCCAGTATTCTGAGAAGGTTCAGAAGCGGCTAAACAAGCTCAAGTACGAGTTTCATGAGGAGCGCCGTCAGCGTGAAGCTGCAGAGCGGATGCGCGAGGAAGCGGTTCGTGCAGCCCAGCAGCTCGCCAACAAAAACAAGGAGTACGAATCTCTCGTATCCCGGGGCGAGCAAGCCCTGATCGAGCAGGTTCGGGAGCGAGCGCAGCTCTCCCTGAATCAAGCCAAGGAAGCCTACCGGAAAGCCTACGAAGAGGGCGACACGGACAGCATTCTTGAGTCCCAGGACAAGCTGTATCGCGCTCAGGCAGAGCTTGCCGAGGCCGAGAAGTATCGGTCCTCTTACTCCCAAAACGCCCAGCAGTACAAGGCGCAACAGGAGGAGCTACGTCGCCAAGAGATCGCCCGTCAGGCGGCTCTCAGCGTGGCACAGCAGCAGCAAGTTCAACCCCAGGTCAGCCCCGAGGCACAGGCCTGGGCAGAGAAGAACCAGTGGTTCATGCGGCAAGGTTATGAAGAGATGACCGCCCTGGCCTACGGTTCGCATGAGGCTGCGATCCGCAAAGGGATTCAGCCCAACTCGCCTGATTACTTTGACTACATCGATAACCGCATGCGTGCGGCTTTCCCGGAACACGACTGGTCGGATGAGCGGACTAATGGACGTACCGCGACTGCGACGACCGGATCGAGACCCTCGTCGGTGGTGGCACCCTCCGGTAGGAGCAACGGTGCCAAACCGCGCAAAGTGCAGCTAACGTCCACTCAGGTCGCTCTCGCCAAGCGTCTTGGGTTAACCAATAAGCAGTATGCCGATCAGCTCTTGAAGGAGAAAGGATGATGGCAGTCGAGCGCACCCCCCGAGAAAGTGAAACGCGAGAGGATGAAGCGCGGCCATCCGATAGCTGGGTACCGGCATCTATTTTGCCCAACCCGACTCCCAGGGATGGCTGGGTTCACCGTTGGATTCGGACCTCCATTGTAGGTCAGTCGGACAACACCAACGTATCCCGCATGTTCCGAGAAGGATGGGAACCCTGTAAAGCAGAGGACTATCCTGAGCTTAAGCTTCGCTCCGACATTGGGTCGAAGTTTGATGGGAACATCGAGGTTGGCGGGTTGCTGCTGTGCAAGGCTCCCAAAGAGAAAATGGAAGCTCGGAATCGGCACTACCTTCAAGTTGCGGCTAACCAAATGCAGTCCGTTGACAACGGCTTCTTGCGGGAGAATGATCCGCGTATGCCTCTGCTCAGGCCCGAGCGAAGCACGCGGACAACCTTTGGGAAGAAATGATTCCCAAATCCCATAAATAAGGAGCATATCAATGGCTACTTCAGCAACCCCTAGCGGGGCGGAACCCACTGATACCCTAAGCGCCAGCGGCTCGTTCACGGGCAAGGTGCGCCATATTAAGATCGCCAATGCTTACGCGACGGCTATCTTCTACGGCGACTTCGTTAAGCTGGTCAGCACGGGTACGCTTGAGAAGGCTGCAGTCACCACCGCCGTTGTGGCAGGTACTGTCGGCATTTTCGTTGGCTGTGCGTTCACCGACCCGACCACCAACCAGAAGACGTTCTCCCAGTACTTCCCGGCGTCCACCGCTGCGGATGATATTGTGGCTTACGTCGTTGATGATCCTCGTCTGCTGTTCCGCATGCAGGGCGACGGTTCCATTGCCCAGACGGGCCTTGGTAACAACGTCCAAGCGATCAGCACCGCTGGATCGACGAGCATTGGTCGGAGCCGCAATGCGCTTGATGCAAGCTCTATTGCGACCACCAATACCTTCCCGCTCCGAATCGTAGACTTCGTAGACGGCCCTAGCAGTGCTGTTGGTGATGCTTACACCGACTGTATTGTGACTTGGCTGCCTGGAAGCCATGCCTACGATACGGCCCTTGGCGTTTAATTAGGAGGCCTAAGCAATGGCTATTTCACGCGCACAAATGCTGAAGGAACTCCTGCCGGGGCTTAACGCGCTTTTCGGTTTGGAGTACGACAAGTACGAAGATGAGCATGAGCTTATCTACGAAACTGAGTCGTCCGAGCGGTCCTTTGAGGAAGAAGTGAAGTTGTCTGGCTTTGGTGCTGCCCCCGTGAAAGCGGAAGGCGCTGCCATCAGCTACGACGCGGCACAGGAGTCCTTCACGGCTCGCTACAACCATGAAACGATTGCAATGGGTTTCTCGATCACCGAGGAAGCGATGGAGGACAATCTTTACGATTCTCTTTCCGCTCGCTACACCAAGGCCCTTGCTCGCGCCATGGCGTACACCAAGCAGGTCAAGGCTGCTTTCCCGCTCAACAACGGCTTCTCCAACTCTTTCCAGTCTGGGGATGGCGTTAACCTCTTCACCGCTTCTGGTGATGGGGTTACGGGCGGTGACGGTCACCCGCTGGTGAACGGTGGCAAGAACAACAACCGCCCGGTTGTTGGTGCAGACCTCAACGAAACGTCCCTGGAGAACGCGATCATCGATATCGCTGCCTTCACCGACGAGCGTGGTCTGCTGATTGCTGCCCGGCCTCGTCGCCTCATCGTGCCCCCGGCTCTGATGTTTACGGCAGATCGCCTGCTGGAAACCACTCAGCGCGTCGGCACGGCGGATAACGATATCAACGCGATCCGCAACATGGGTGCGATCCCTGAGGGTTACGCAGTCAACCACTATCTCACGGACAACAATGCCTTCTTCCTCATCACTGATGTTCCGAATGGCATGAAGCACTTCCAGCGTACTCCGCTGGAAACGTCCATGGATGGTGACTTCGACACCGGCAACGTCCGGTACAAGAGCCGCGAGCGCTATTCTTTCGGCGTCAGCGATCCTCTTGGGATTTATGGCTCGCCTGGATCGAGCTGATAGTGCAGTATAGAGGGGGGCTTCGGCCCCCCTTTTTCTTCTGACAGCATTTTGCTGACACTAGCCAAGACAGGAGAAACTCATGGCTAATACGACTTTTAATGGGCCGGTTCGGTCTGAAAACGGCTTTGAAGTCATCACCAAGGATGCCACCAGTGGCACCGTGACGACCTCTCTCGATATCGGCTCTGATGGCGCTATCGACCTGACCTACTCCAGCGCTTCGACTGGCGGGTCTAACGTCGAACCCATCGTGATGGAAAACACCATGACGGGTGCTGGCGGTCTGGCTGGCCGTGCGCGCTTCCAGCTCAACGCTGACGCCGCCCTCGGCAGCTACTCCAACGCCCTCAAGGCCATCGCCGTTTACGGCGCCTCCGGCAAAACCACCGGCCTGGGTTCTGCCTTTGTGGCAGAAATGACCCTGTCCGCTGGCACCGACGGCGGCACCTACGCTCCGCTTGAGATTGAGCTGAACGCTCCGACCGGCGCCGACACGGGCACCCTGACCTCGTTCATCCATATCTCTACCCAAGGCGCAGATGTTGCGACGATTGACGACAACGTCCGCCTGTTCAACCTTGCTGGCGTGACTGCCGGGACGGGTCATGTGTTCCAAACCGGAAGCACGGCACCTGCGACGGTGGGCGGCTCCCTTAAAGTTCGGGTAGCGGGAACTGATTACTACATGATCCTTTATACGAGCGAAGTCACTGCCTAATGTTGGACAAAGAAGGATTGGAGCGCCTGAAGTCTCAGGCGGTGGAGCAGAGGGACAAATACGTTCAGATGCTCCATGAGGCCAACGGGGCCATTGGGATGCTGGATTTCCTTTTGGCCCAGTTGGATCAAGCCCCATCAGAAGAGGAACAGGTTGATGGATAGTTTGTCTCAAATCAGGCAGGTCAGCCGCCGGGAGTCGGGCTTTGTACTGCTTGGTCCCAACAGACTAAAGCTGGTGTCGTTAACTGGCACGGCCAACGAAGGCAAGCTGACGATTTACGACACCGACACGGCCCCCGTGGCCGGGACGTATGCGCAGTCTGGAACGACGGTGACCGTTACCAAAACGGACCACGGGCTGTCCACCGGGGATGTGGTTGGGATTTGCTTCGCAACGGGGACCGGGGGTACGGCAACGTCCGGCAACTACCCCATTACCGTGACTGCGACCAACACGTTCACGATCACCATGCTGAACGAAGATACGATCACAAACACTCCTGCGTGCAACTACGTCGCAAACAGCGGAGCCACGCAGCCAAAGCCAAAGCGCTGGCTGATGTGTAAAACCATTTCGGCAAACGATGTTTTTGCCAACGTCTTTGAGCTGCCCAACAGCGGCTTTCAGACAAAGCTCGGGACGTATTTTCTCATGAGCAACTTGTCTGAAGCTGATGTGTTTTACGAGTAAGTGGTTGTGACCGCAAAGAAAAAAGCCCCCGCCAAGAAGACCAAGTCTCGTGTCAACGAGGCGGGGAACTATACGAAACCCGCGCTTCGCAAACGGATCTTTGAGAAGATCAAAGCCGGGAGCAAGGGCGGTAAGCCAGGGCAGTGGAGCGCGAGGAAGGCCCAGATGCTCGCCAAGGAATACAAAGACCAGGGCGGAGGCTACCGGGACTGATGGCGCTCAAAAAGCCGCAGAAGAGCCTCAAGAAGTGGACCAAGGAGGAGTGGGGCACCAAGTCTGGCAAACCCTCCACCCAGGGCAAGAAGGCCACCGGAGAGCGCTACCTGCCCAAGAAGGCCCGGGAAGCCCTGTCCGATAAGGAGTATGCGGCCACCTCCGCCAAGAAGCGCGAGGACACGAAGAGGGGCAAGCAGCACAGCAAGCAGCCCGAGAAGATTGCCAAGAAGACGGCGAGGCATAGACGATGAGCCTGACCGACGCAGAGAAAAATCGATTAAAGAAGGCTGGCCTGACCGGCCTGAATAAGCCCAAGCGGACCCCGAACCACCCGAGCAAGAAGGGGGTGGTTGCGGTGCGGGACGATGGCAAGATGAAGATCATCCGCTTCGGTGACCAGAGCATGGGGCACAATTACTCCGAGGAAGCACGGAAGAACTTCAAGGCGCGCCATGGCAAAAACATCAAGAAGGGCAAGACCTCTGCCGCCTATTGGGCAGATAAGGTTTTTTGGGCAGGTAAGGGAGGCTCTAAGAAGTCTCCTCCGAAATCTCAAAAGCAGAAGTTTGGGAAGAGCTGATGGCTATCTCACGAGCGCAAGCAGGCAAGCAGACCAAGAACGCCCCGGCCTCCAAAGGCAAGAAGCAGGCCAAGGTGAAGAAGGTCATGAAAGAGTTCAAAGAAGGCACCCTCAAATCTGGTGGCTCAGGCCGAAAGGTTAAGAGCCGGGATCAAGCGATTGCCATTGCCATGTCCGAGGCAGGCATGAAGAAGAAGAGGAAGAAAAATGGCTAAATACAAAGACGACTTTAAAAGCACCCTTAAGATGTTTAGCCCGGCCTATGCGATGGCTACGGACGGGGTAAAGGGGCTTGGCGATACACTTCTAGGCAAGGCATTGCTTCTTAATCCGACTACTCGGGGCATGGTGAAAGATAAAATTCCGGGGGCAGGAGATCGAGAAAAAGAAGAGGCAGCAAGGATGGCAGAGCTTGATGCTGCAAAGAAAAACCTTCTTGCTGGTCGAGCTGCCCAAAAGCCCATGATGATGGCTGGCGGCGGTATGACTTCCCGCAAGCGCCCCATTGATGGCAAGGCAACCCGTGGCAAGACCAAAGGACGGGTTTGCTAATGACCACCAGCGGCACCTATACGTTCAACCTTGATCTTGGCGAAGCCATCGAGGAAGCGTTTGAGCGTGCCGGTCTGGAGGCTCGGAGCGGCTACGACTACCGCACGGCCCGGCGAAGCATCGATCTCCTCATGCTTGAGTGGCAGAACCTTGGCCTCAACTTGTGGACAGTAAAGGAAGGATCTCAGGTACTTACGCCGGGCACGAACAGCTACACCCTAGATCCCAAGGTACAAGATATTATTGAGGCGTACCTGCGTACAGATTCTGGCAATGTTTCCAGTCAGTTTGACCAGAGTATGTCGAGGATCTCAGTCAGCCAATATGCACATTTGTCGAACAAGCTGACCCAGTCAAAGCCCTTGGAGTATTACGTTGAGCGCAGCCCGTCAGGAATCACGATCAAGCTCTGGCCCGTCCCCGATAGCCAAGAGACCTATACTTTCGGCTATTACTACATGGAGCGAGTCGAAGATACGGGCAAGCCTGCATCCAATAACATGGACATCCCGGCGCGGTTCCTTCCGTGTCTTGTGGCCGGTCTGGCATACAAACTGAGCATGAAGTACGCCTCCGCTACGGATCGGGCGGCCATGCTCAAGGCTGACTACGATGAGCAGTGGATGATGGCCTCGGATGCAGCCCGGGAGAAAGCGTCCCTATTTGTTGCGCCTGGGGGGTACACATTTTGAGTTACGCCGCTGGCAAGTATGCGTTTGGTTATTGCGACCTAACGGGCTTCCGCTACCCGAAAAAGGATCTCGTGCCCCTGGTGGTGAATCAGCGCCGCACGGGTTTACTTGTGGGGCGGGATGTCCTCGACCCTGATCAGCCGCAGCTTCAGCTCGGGAAGGTCCGCACCAACGATCCTCAGGCGCTGCGCAACCCGCGCCCTGATCAGTCGCAGGAGGAGAGTCGCAGGCTCTTTGCCTGGAACCCGGTTGGCGGCGGGATTACGGCGCTCGGCAGCAGGACGGTCGGGCTGGACATTGAGGCCCAGGTGGGCCGCGTGACGGTGGTGACCTCCTGATGGCCTGGACATTCACAACGCTCAAGACGGCAATCCAAGATTACTTGGAGACCACCGAAAGCACCTTCGTTGCCACCCTGCCGACGATCATCCAGCAGGCAGAGGATCGCATCCTCAAGAGCGTTCAACTGCCCGACTTCCGCGTCAACAAGACCGGCAGCATGACCACCGGCAACGCATACCTGCAGGTGCCTTCTGATTTCCTGGCACCCTACTCCCTGGCAGTGGACAACAGCGGCTATGAGTTCTTGTTGTTCAAGGATGTGAACTTCATCCGCGAGCTGTACCCAGATGCAACGGCCACCGGGGTGCCCAAGTATTACGCGATTTTCGATGACAACTCGTTCATCGTCGGCCCGACTCCGAATGCAGACTTCAGCGTAGAGCTGCATTACTTCTACAAGCCCGAGTCGATCACCGTATCGGTCAGCGGCACGAGCTGGCTTGGAGATCATGCGGAAAGCACCCTGCTTTACGGCTGCCTTGTGGAGGCCTACACCTTTCTGAAGGGTGACGCGGATCTGCTTCAGCTTTACATGGCCCGGTATGAGGACGCCCTTGCCAAGCTCAAGTCGCTAGGTGAGGGGTATAATACGACCGACAGTTATCGATCAGGCGCCGTAAGGCAGCAGAGGGCCTAAATGTTTGATGTATCTGTAACACATAGCGGGACGGTTAACGTCGTCACCACGAGCAATCACGGTCTCCCGGTAGAGCATTGGGCAGACCGGGCTTCTGACACCATCATCTCGGTGGGGCAGCAGAGCCACCCGGTTATCGCTGAGCAGGCAAATGCCTTCAAGGACACGATCCGCCATGTGGTCCTGCACTACATGAAAGAGGCCGTGAAGAGCGATAGAACAACCCTGATTGCGTCCCTGGAGAAGGCGGGGCAGCAGGACATGGCAAACCTACTGAGGGCAAAGTAATGGCTATCACTCAGGCTGTATGCACCTCGTTTAAGCAAGAGCTTTTACAGGGCATCCACAATTTCACGAACGGTTCTGGCGGCGGGACGACCACCACCACCGGCACCGGCAATGCGTTCAAGCTCGCGCTGTACACCAGCTCGGCTACCCTGGATGCCACCACTACGGCCTACACGGTGACCAACGAGGTGTCCGGTACGGGCTACAGCGCAGGCGGTGGCGCCCTCACGAACGTCACTCCGACGACCTCTGGCACCACGGCGCTGACGGACTTTGCGGATCTCACGTTCTCGTCGGCCACGATCACGGCCCGGGGCGCGCTGATCTACAACTCGTCCACCACGGCAGGCACGGCTGATCGGGCAGTGCTGGTGCTTGATTTCGGCGGGGACAAGACCTCGACCGCTGGCGACTTCACCATCCAGTTCCCCACGGCGGACGCTTCCAACGCAATCATTCGGATTGCATAAGGAACCGTAATGGCTAACGCCACGGTTGCCTTTGAGGGTTGGGATAGCTCAACCCATGGTTGGGGGCAGGGCGGCTGGGGCGAAGGTATTGCCGTACCCGGCATTACCGCAAATGAAGGCACGGTCACTGTCGATGCCCAGGCCGTTGTATCGGTCACCGGGCAGGCTGTCACCAGTGTTGTCGGCACCGTCACCGTTGTTGCAGAGGCTGTGGTCTCCCCCACGGGAGAGGAGATCACCTCGGCCAGCGGCACGGTCTCTATCGTTGCAGAAGCAAACGTCCCGCTCACCGGCAATGAGGCGACCGCCAGCGAAGGCACCGTAACGGTCGATGCTGCGGCCAATGTGCCGGTCACAGGCGAGGCTCTGGCGCTCCAGCAAGGCTCTGTGACGGTAACGGCAGGGGCAACCGCAGCGGTCACTGGAGAGGCCATCACGGCGTCTGCAGGCACGGTTACGGTTACAGGGATTGCAAACGTATTCCCCACCGGCCAAGTGGTCACTCTATCCGAAGGCACGGTCACTGTTGCTGCAAACGCAGATGTCCCTGTCATCGGGCAGCAGCTCAGCATTCAGGTAGGGAAGGTTCAGGTCTGGGGGCTGGTTGATGATGCTCAGACCGCAAACTGGGTGGATACTGGCGGTGGTCAAACGGCGGCGTGGTCAGAGGTAAACACGGCTCAAAACCCTAACTGGCAGGAAGTCGCCTGATTAAATGTACAATGGCCCTGGGCCAAATGACGAGGTAAGAACATGGCAACCTATGTAAACGATCTTCGCCTGAAAGAGATCGCTACTGGTGACGAGGCAGGCACCTGGGGAACCTCGACCAACACCAACCTCCAGTTGATCGGCGAGGCCCTGGGCTACGGCACGCAGGACTGCTTCGCCTCGGACGCGGACGCCACGACCACGGTCGCTGACGGCGCCACGGACCCGGCTCGCGCCATGTACTTCAAGGTGACCTCCTCGGCCACCCTGACCGCGACCCGCACCCTGACCATCGCCCCGAACACGGTCAGCCGGGTGATGCTCATTGAGAACGCCACCACCGGCTCCCAGTCCATCGCCATCTCCCAGGGCAGCGGCGGCAACGTCACCATCGCCAGCGGCCAGACCAAGATGGTCTACCTCGACGG